TCAGCGAGCGTCGGGTTAGTTACGCTAAGAGTAGCCATAGGGTTTGCTCCTTAGTTGGCTGCGAACATAGATGGGTACATCTTCTCTAGGCTGTCCCGACCTTCAACTTTAGTGTCTCCGGTGACGAGATCGCTTTCTGAGATGGCGCGGCCCACCCGATAAAAGAGGCGAATGACCTCAGGATGGTTCCCCAAACCTAACCCATCAGGGTTATCGGCTGAGGGAGCGTCGATCAGCTTGGCTAACTGCGGACTTCCGAACGTATCGATAGCCTGCTTTGCCAGCCCAAGGTTCTTGTCGAGATCTTCTCCGCCAAGCTCCTTGTCAGCCTTTGCTTCGTCAGCCCAATCAGCAATGCGCTCACTGAACTGTGTAGACATCTCCTGCAATGCTGCCGCACTGCGTTCGATGTCGTACTCCACAAGTCGCTGATACTGATCCTGTGTCAGCTTGAGATCCTTAGCGGTATCGCTAAATCCCTCCAGCTTCTCAGGATCAAACTCAACTCCTTCTGGTGGCGAGAACTCATACTCATCTGGAACTACAGATGTGTCTTCGCCGTCTCCTTCTCCCTCGTCACCCGACAGCAGGGTCTTGGATTCTTCTTCCTCGCCGGCGCTCGCTTCTTCAGCGGGCTGCTCGGCAGGTGTATCTTCTTCGGCTGGCGCTACTTCTTCGGCAACCTCTACTACTTCGTCTTCGTCGGCCATGCTCATCTCCTATTATGGCTGGGTATCAAAGTGGTTCTCTTCGAGCATCTTCATGTACGCAGCCGGGTTCTGGCTGCGGAGCTGCTCGTGTAATTGGCTGCCTACAGATCGAGCGCCCTCATTGAAGGCGGTCGAGTCGAAGCTGCCGGGTACAAAACTGGGCGACGTCAGGTGGCTGGACGAAAACATCAGGCGGTAGAGCCAACGACGTCCGCGCGGCTGAGAGACGATGAAGTCGACGTCCTTCTCGGCGTCTTCCTCCTCGCGCTCGGCCTTAGCTACTTGAGCCGGATCGCTTGCATCGTAGGTCATACGACGCTCTCATTCGTTCCGGCAGGTCCGCCGATGCCGCCGATAAGATCGGTCAGGGCATTAGGGTTCTGCGTATCGGTCTCACTCAAGACCTTGGCGCCCTGTGCCAACTGACCTCCGGTGTCCAGCGCCTGCTGCTGTTGCTGCTGCGCAGCACGTTCGTCCCTCTTCGCCTGCAGATCGTCGCTAGAAATGATGACGTCGGGGCTGGTTCCGAGGACGTCGGCGTACTCACGAAGAGCGGCGTCGGCATCGATACCATCGACGATGTCGGGGAAGACGGCGACCATGTTACCGGCAAAGCCCATAACACGTTCGAGACTTGACGCAGAAACAGCCTGCTGGGCCTGCGCAAGTAGAGAGATATACTCTACTTCCAAGTCTTCGCCTTCGAGCGCTTCAGGTATCGGGGGGAGGAGACCACCCTCGAGAGCGTACTCAAAGACGTCGTCCAACAGGGGGTCCAACAGCTCCACGTTGATGCGTTGAAGCACAGGCCCAAGCAGGACTAGCTTTTCTTCGTGGCGTTCGACGACCTCGGTAGCGGTCATCTGTCGCCTGTCGGAGTTGATCATCATCGCAAACAGGTCGGCGTAGAAGCCCTTCTGCACGCGGTTCTGAACCTCCTGAATATCCATCATCAGCTCGTTGATGCGAGGCTGAACTTGATACGCCGGGGCAAAACCCTGCGATCCCTGCAGCGGGTCGACGTATGTCGTCTGCCCCGGAAGCACTGTCGACGGCTTCCCCTTCAGGCTGGTCGGTGCGACCATCGGCGGGTTGACCATCTTGTCGATAGCCTGAGCCTTGCGCTTCTGCTGGTGCTGCAACTGCTTGATGTCACCGAGATTGTCCATGCCGGGGGATCTTCCGTAGACCTCTCCGCTAAGGACGTCCCACCGTGGCACATAGGCAGGGAATTTCTTGTAGCCGCTCTCCATCAAGAACTCGTCGCTCTCCGAGGACAGCTCGAAGTAGCAGCTCTTGAATGGCATATTCTTGCTGTCTTTTTTGTCGTAGTCGCGATCGGCCATCAGCCGGGGCTCGATCATGTGGACGACCTCGACGCGCGCATCGTAGTTGCCGTCGTCCCACAGTTTGCGCGTAGCCTTACTGACGCCTTGCCAGTCCATAGATCCGTCTGGCTTATGTACGAACTTCTGCACAATCTGCCCGACGGTCATGGTGAAATCGCGTCCAAGGGTGTCGACGACGCCGAGGTCATTCTCTGCGATGACGTACTCGCCAGCAGTAAACGGTCGGAACCGAATCACGTCGTCGAACGATGGCTGGCGGTACAGCGGCGCAGTGCCAAATGAGCCCAGCTCCGTGTAGACGGTGTGGATCGAGTTGTAGAAGTTTGACTTGTGCAGGATGGCGCGCTCGATCTGCTCGACCTGAGCCAACCACGACCGGACCTCGCCGTCGTCCATCAGATCATCGCGGACCTTGCGTCGATGCCAAGGCCGCGCCGGCGACGTCATGCCTGACATCAGGCCAGCGGCCATCGTCCGCATGGCCTGCGTGCCAGTGCTATCGATAATCTTGGTGGTGCGCTTGCGGCCCTTGCTGTTCTGGCTCTCAGTCAGATACCGGCCTCGGCGCGGGGAGATGTAGTCAGTGATCTCCATCCAATGCGAGCGCCACGACGATCGGTCGTCCTCAAGCTGGACGTAGCGGCGGTATAGCGCCGACTTCTTCCCTCTCAGCGGGACAGTGGTATATGTGTTGTCGACAACCGGTAGCGGCATGTCTTAGCCCTTCATGGTCGGATACATGCGATCCGTGTCGGCTCCGGCATACTCGCCGTCTTCCATGAACTCCATCTCAGTGACCTCAAGCGTAGCGGTCATACCCTCATCGGTCTTGGACAGCGTAGCTACCTTGACCTTGAGGTGGATCTCGCGCTCCGTGCCGATCGGGCCAACGTCGCCCAATTCAGCGAGCTGCTCCGTATCGAGGTAGAGTTTCGGCTGAGGCTTCTTGTCGTCGCCCATCAGCGTCTTCATGACGTCGCCCATGCCCATGATCAGTTGCCCAGCAGAGTTTTGTTTGCGGTCGACGCAGTACCAAGTGATGCCTGCTCCGCAACCTGCGTGCCTGCGAGCCCGCGTTGCTGCCGAAGTCGGCGCTGTGCATCTGTCCGAGCCTTAACGACAGCCGGGTCGGCCTTCGTCGGGGGCGGCGGCAGAGGTGCGGGTGGCGGGGGCGGGGCAGGCGCTCCGCCGCCAAAGCCGGGGAGAACCAAGAGCTGCTTGAACTTCATGACAAAACCTTTCGGCCCCACGATAGAGCGATGTAGTTGGTACGGCGTCAGCGCCCACGACTTGATGGCGCAGACTACTTTGACGTGGCCGACGCAGTTGTTCAGGATCACGGGCTGCATCAGCGCCTCCGTCCCCCGATCAATCTCAAGTACTTCGTAGCCCTGATTGCGATAATGGTCGGCTAGATCGAAGTCGGCGGCGGCCTCGGACTTAATGGCCGGCAGCCCTTGGTGCCAGTTGTAGCTGACCCACACGTTGCGCTCGGTGTCTTGCAAGGCACACCAGACGTGCCTCCGCTTACGGTTAAGCAGCCACGCTAGAGGGTGGGCGTTCTCCGCCCCAAAGATGACAAGGCATTGCATGTCCTTCCCCTTTATAGGAAAAGTCAACCCGTGTCTACTGGGGAAATGGGTCGTAGTCCATCGCCGTTTCCGCAAGCGTTCCAGCGTAGCCCATCCGCGACGGGTAGACCGGCAGGACGTAGGTCAATGCCAAGGCGTCGGCAAGGTCAGGCGAGGCAATGCCCCGGCTCTTCGCGGCTTCCTTGCTCTCCAGCTTGATCTCGTTCTTCAGGGTGTAGCCATACTCAAGGCCGGTCAGGTCGGTGATCAGGTCCGGCTCGTCGGGTAGCCTGATGCCATCGATGATCGCCTCCTTCAAGTTGCCCCACATCTGCGCCCGCAGGTTCGAGTAGCCACGCTGCGTCGCCTTACTGCCGAAGTTGATCTCGACAACTTCGAGCCCGAGCTGCCTGCACCGATCGACGACACCGCCGCCTACTCCGCCCCCGTCGATGAAGATCGTGTCGGGGTTCTTGTCTCGGGCCACCTCGACGACCTTGGCTGCCACCTCCATCGTATC